TCCTTCTCTGCTACTGCATCCAGACAAAACTTTACTACTCGTGGTGCAGGATATTTGAAGGAAATATCTAAGATTATACAGCATTGGAAGATTACTAACCTAGATTATACTGAGGTGATGATGGATGAGTTATCAACACCAAGAAATTGTTTTGTATTTCTAGACCCTCCTTATATGATTAGTAGTTATTTGTATGGCACGGACGCAAAGTTACATAAATCATTCGACCATGATAAATTTGTTGATGATTGTGCTGCATGTCCATTTGATTGGATGGTAACTTATAATAATGATGATTATCTTAAGGAAAAGTATAAGAAGTTTTATCAAGAAGAGTTTCAGATTACATACGGTATGAAACACAGAGCAAACAATCATCTAAAGAAAGAGTTGTTAGTTGCTAACTACGATATAAACCCTGTATCACCCCTAGAAGCACTTGTATATTGATATAATGCCAACTGCTATCTATAAAGATAAGCTTGGTTACAAACTAACGTCACAACAGAGAGATACATTAGATAATCTGGTCATACATCCCAACGAACTTAGTGAAGAAATGGGTATTCTTGACAGGCCAGAGTTTAAATCTATGAAAGATGTAGTCTTTTCTCATGTCAAAAAATATGAGAAAGATGTTTGTGGATTTAAGTCTAGTTTATCTTTTAAATTAACAGAGTCTTGGTATAAAGAAACTGTACCTGGGGATGACCACCTAGACCACAATCATCCTAATAGTATGTTGAGTGGTGTAGTATATTTAAACGTCCCTAAGGGTAATAAACATCATGAAGGACTTAATTTAATTCATATTGAGAATCGTGGAGTATTTAAACACCATGACTTTAGATATGATTACACACCAACAAAATATAATCAGATTACAACCTTCATTCCTGTTGAGACTGGAGATATAGTATTGTTTCCATCTTACCTTTACCACTTTGTCTCTCGCAATGAATCTGAAAATGAATCTAGGAGAATAATTTCTTTCAACACTTTCATTCAAGGGAGAATGAGTTGTGAAAATACCTATCCTAACGTACTTACTATTAAATAATGCCTGATTACGAGTATCCACTAAAAGACTATCTGAATAGTATAAATCTGAAGACAAGTGACATGACTTTCGATGAGAGAGCGATGAAAAAGTATCCTGCTTTCGTCATCAATAAGTGCATGGCCCAACATATTGACACCATAATGCATGCAAATGAGATGAATTTTAGTCCTCAACTGAGGAATGATATGCAATACTCCTTCTTTATACATAGTGTTAGGAAATCGAAAAGATTTTCTCCTTGGGATAAAAAGACTAAAGACAGTGACCTAGATTTAGTTAAAAAATACTATGGTTATAACACTGAGAATGCTAGAGCAGCATTAAGGATACTAACTCAGGAGCAAATTAAGATTCTAAAATCGAAATTAAATCTTGGAGGAAGAAAGTGAGTGAAGAGATTAAATGGTCTCAAGATATGATGCTAGAAGTTACCCTCAAGGAACCAGATGATTTCTTGAAGGTACGCGAGACACTAACGAGAGTTGGTGTTGCGTCTAGGAAAGAGCGTAAGCTCTATCAGTCTTGTCATATCCTACACAAACGTGGAAAATACTACATTGTCCACTTCAAAGAGTTGTTTGCTCTTGATGGCAAACCAACTAACATCACATCTAATGATGTGCAACGTCGTAATAGAATTACTAAACTATTATCAGACTGGGGACTTGTAGAAATTTCTGGTGAAGATACTGGAGACCTAGCACCTTTGAATCAAATCAAAGTTTTATCTTTTAAAGACAAAGGGGAGTGGACTTTGGAATCCAAATACAATATTGGTAAAAAGAAAACTCAGGGTGAATCAGAATGACATCATCAGTAAAAGAGAAACCGAAGGGTCCTTTAGGTAAACTTAAGGAAGCAGTTGATGATAAAGAGGAGCAACTGCAATACTTAGGCACACTCATAAGAGTGATAGTCCTCGTGTGGTCCGCAGGAATTTTAACTTTGAATTACGTTAAGATACCAGGCTACGATGCAGGAGAAAAGATTGACCCAACTTTCATAGCTTCGGTCTTCACAGGAACGCTAGCTACTTTTGGCGTCCAAACGGGAGGTAAGAAAAAGAATGGTGCTAGTGGTGGAGATGCAAACATATCTAAGAAGGATATGGAGTTTCTTATTGCTAAGGCATCAGAGACTGCACCCGCACAAACTATCAGGATTGAATCAGCTCCTGTAAAAATTGTCCCTAACGATAAGTAAACATCATGCAAAAAATTATTAATGGAATCGCTATCTTCTCAGGTGTAGTAGCACTAGGAGTAGTCGGTATTGGTGGATATGTATTCATCAGAAAGGATGCTATTGTCGATGGCATCAAGAGTAAGGTAATGGAAGCAGTTATGCCTGATATCGGTGGAGGTATCATGAAGTCTTTACCTGATGCAACAGGACCTGCATTACCTATTAAACCATTAGGTTTCTAAAATGAATAAGTGGTTTGGTATTAGTCTAGGTGCTCTTGTAGGTATCTCCCATCTAGGGATGATAGGTATCATTGCGTCTAGAAAAACAGGACCTACCCTTCCACCTATAGGACCTTATACTTCCTTTGCTATATCTACTACAAAGGATGGTTACAAGATGAGTTATCAAGGTAACGACCCTAAGACCATGTATAAGACTACTACTATAAAGGATAAGGGTCTGTTTAAGAAATACGATAAAGCAATAGCAGAAGAATACACTATGGATGGTGCTACACATACAGGTGTAGGTGCTGTGGGAAAGACAGCAGCCCAAGCATTAAATGTAGCGTGTATAAAGGCGGAAGGTGGTGGAGCATCGACAGGAAGAGTGGTCGGTGCTAGTATGGGTGCTGCTGCATCCCCTGCACTCGTCGGTATACCATTTATAGGACCTGTCTTGGGCGGTTTAGTTGCACTAGGTGGTGCTGACCAAGGTGCAAAAATTGGTGGACAAATAGCAACTGAGTTTAATGAAGCATGTGATGACCCAGATACTAAATCCTCTGACTGATGAATACTATCAGTTAAAAGAATTAGTATTAGGAAAAGAATTTCCTTGGTTTTACGAAACCAATCCTAACCCATTAGAAGAGGGTTACTACTTTTATTCTCATGTATTTTTAGAGAGACCTGTTGAAGGGTCTCTCTATCCTAGTGTACACTCACAGCACATAGACTTATTTCATACAGTTATACAACAAATATTTGAATACAATAAATTACCAATAGATATTATATACAGGATGAATGCAAATTCTATTCCTGCACAAGATGGATGTATAGCACCACATGTTGACCATGAGTTTCCACACAAAAATTTAATACTATATCTGACTGATGCGGGTGGTAAAACTTTTGTAGGTGATGAGGTGCATGACCCTAAGGAAGATGACGTTGTTATATTCTCTGGTATTCATAACAATGAAAGACCAAAGAATACACGTCGAGTTGTTTTGGTAGCGACTTATGGAGATTCAATCGATTGTAATACCACAGACTAGTACACAGACTGTGCCTAACATATACACACCTAACTGGTTACAGTCTGAACCTGTTGTGCCATTCCCTCTTGTACCTATTACACAACAAGTAGGTGTCCCTGTCATACAATACCCAGGTTGTGTTACTGCACACTAATCAAACAGAGAGCAACTAAAAAAAGACGACCCAGATAAAGTCCAAGTCTTCTGTGATGCAGGAATGCCATCCTTTGATTCTATGGACTACAATCCTGATGAGTTAGAGTATATTGCACCACCTGTAGAAGCACCTAAGTTAGAGCCACCACCTACACCAGAGTTAAATACACCAGAGGTCCCACCGATTCCTCCAACAGAGGAGACTGAGTGTCCTGCACCTAATCAACCGCGAGTGGGTGACTTAACACAGGATGGTAGTGAGAAAGTCATAGGTCATGAGCTACAAGGCACTACCTGTGTGGTATTGTATGAGGACACTACTGTTGCTGAGAAATATCTTCCCTCTACAAATCAGGTCAGCACTACAGCAGCGATAGCAGTGGTAGCTACAGCATCTGCTGCTGCAACACCATTACTGTTGAGAGTTATAAAACCAGTCATTAAAAAACTCACTACGACTATACAAAAGAAGTTAGGTAAAACACCTAGAAAACTGTCTAGACAAGAGATAATAACTAATCAGTATCGCCAATCGAAATCTCTAGGTCCTTCAAAGATTGTGAAGAAGTCGAGGGGATAGAGTGAACGTGTGGTGTAGACTGTAATATCTGTGTGTTTGCTACTACGTCAGCACATATCGCATGATATGGTGACTTTGGATGAAATATAATACCTTTCTGTGATAGCTCACCACATTTAGATAATCTTGTGAGCTCGAATTCTAATCTTCTATTGGATACCATCTGTGCACGTAGAGCATTATGACTTTCTGCTGCTTGTTTACAAAGGTCTTGTGCTTTCTTATCTAGTGGCCAAGATATAGTTGCAGAGAATCCTGCATTCCAGTTATAGTTATCTTTCTGTCCAGTCCTTACGTCTCTGTAGTAGAGGATTTCTCCTGGGTTGTCAGGAATCCCATCTGGAATAGCGTTGCCAGAAGCGTCAGTGTCACCGACGAGGTCAAGCATATTATATACAGGATCAGCATACCAACTCTCATAGGGGAACTGCCAAGAAGTACTTCGTGTAACATAGGGGGTAAAATTGAGGGTAGGTCCTTGACATACTATACCATCTCCATACCCATTTTGGATATACGGACCTTGTAAAACTTGTATAGCTTGATTGGTGACTGAGCCTGAAGAATTGGCGATTGGATTTGCAGTCGCACTGACACCTCCGACAGTCTCGGCATTAACAGGTGTCGCCATTACTAGAGCAATTACTGGGTAAAGATACTTGTGGTATCTGTTACGCTTTGTATGGTGGTTGTTCTCTGTATGATGGTGTGATTCTGCAAGCCTGGGGCTCTGTAATTTTCCATCATGCTGAAGTTTCCACCTGGGGTTGCTTGAACCCAATTTGGTTTGTTTGTTGCTGAAAGGTCTAAACCAGTCCATGTCGAAGTCACTCCGTTAATAGTATTGGTAGTAGAGTCTAAACTACTAGGTAAGATATCCCCATTGTCTTGAGGTCTTACACCATGCCCACTGATACTGTAGGTATAGCCTGAGTTATAATCATAGCTGTTGATTGTCTCAACGGTCTCAGAAGTTGTCTCAGTGTGAGACGTCATCTGTCCTTGTTGGAAGTTTGGTACGACAGGCACTGCTTGTGCAGCACTGCTACACAGAAGTAACATGCCTATCGCTACCTTCTTCAACATTACTATCTAAAACTGAATTCGCTACTAAATTGTCCTACAGCTACTGTGCCTGCTCCACCAGCTGCCACTGTGATAGTGCCTGATGAGTCAATAGTACCTGCTAAGTTACCTACGGTTCCTGCAGCAGTACTTGTTTGGTCACTAAACATGCTGACAGCACCTACTGTGGGTGCGCTTGTAGCAAGTGCATCACCTTGGGTGAATGACTGAGCAAAGCTGAAACTTTCCCCTGCTGTTGCTACTGATGCTGACAATGTTGGAATCGAGCCAACACCTGACGCTATTGTCAAACTACCTACGGATGCTGTCGCACTACCACCCTCAGGTGTATACGTAGTGGTAACGTTGTTACCTGACACAGCATATGATGTGCCTATACGTTGTACCTGTGTGGCGGGAGCATTCACTGTCAACTGCACACTACTTTGAAGTTTGTGTGTGATGTCAGCACGTGCTGCCAAAGGACTTAGCAATCCAACCATACCAAAAAAGACTAATGCTTTTTTCATTTTGGGTTTACCAAATATTATCCTAAGCCTATTTAGCATAGTAATTATTACGGATTTCTGTAACAATAGGTACGGTTAGTGCTCTAGGCAGTAATATTACTTCATGGTTAAATAGTAGTGTCGCCTTCGGGGACACAATTAACTCGCTTACTAAGGAGAACTATGACACTTTCAAGGTATACGTCCAAAGACTTGGACAAAATTTTCGATGCTGTTTCTACATACAGCGTTGGTTACGATGACTTATTTAATAGGATGCTATCCTACGGACAAGTCGCCCCACAGTATCCACCATACAACGTGGTAAAGGAATCGGATACAAAGTGGAGGGTAGAGATGGCACTAGCAGGATGGAGTAGAGACGAAATAGAAATCAGCACAGAGACAAACGTCTTATGTGTGAAGTCTAAATCAGAAAAAGACTCTGAGGATGAATTCATACATAGAGGTGTAGCGAAGAGGTCATTCTCTAGGAGTTTCAACATCTCAGATGATGTTGAGGTAGGTGACGTCACATACAAAGACGGACTACTTGCTATTCGCTTGACAAAAATTGTCCCTGAGAAGCAGAAAAGAAAAGTATATGAAATATCTTAGACATCCTCTAACCGTATGTAATCTAATTATCGTAGGGTCTCTTGTCTTTATCGAGGCAATACATATTAATTTTCATAAGGGGTTGACACAGTGTGATGGGTCTGTTATACTTACAGAGTAAGGACGCTTACGTCGGGTGTGACTGAATAAACTTACTGGCATATAGCTGGTTAAGGTGATGAGACACAGGTGGTGCTGCTGTCCGCAGGGGCAGAACCGATGACCAATCGGGTCTCAGGCAGAGGAGTAATTCTAAACTGTAGAAATGCCCTCCTCTTGTTGGTATACAGGAATCCAACCACCCTCTTTTATTATACCTATATAATGATAAATCGAAGAGACCGCAGAGGTCTCTTTTTCTTTGGAGAATTCATGAATTTGTATGTAAATTTAACTCCTCCGTATTCAAAACGGAGTGACACTGTAACAGTAGACGTGCCGACAGAGGCAACTGATGTCTTTATGCAGTATGTCCACATCCTTGCAGACGAAAAAAATGTATC